CTTCAGTTAGAAAAGGAGGATGTAGTGGTGGGCACATGTTTTGACTTGCCCTATTGGAAGGAAGATATTCATAGTAAGCCTTTGTCAGACCGTAGAAAACAGCTGGAAGATTTCTACAGTAAATACTTGAAGCCATGCTCTAGCTTTGCTCTTACTCACTACGAGCTAGCTAATAACGAGTCAGAGCTAACTAAGTTATTTAGCAAACTGTCTAAGCTGCCCCAGAGTGAAGGCATTATGATAAAGTCTCTCAAGAGTATATGGAATCCAAAGGGCACTATCACTGATTGGGCCAAGATAAAATTGGAGGTAGAGATAAAGGTTATAGCTCTTGACAGGGTTACTAATAGAGCTGGCAATTATAACTATCACTGTGGTCTCTTGTTGGGTGACGCAAAGTTTGTCAATCTGGTCGAGTACCAGGGTGTAAAGTATATAGACTTAGGTAAAACTTTCAATACTGAATTGAAAGCAAATCCTGGTGATATACTTACAATAGGAGTAGAAGAAATCATTCTCAATGAGAAAGATAACATGTTACAATGGCTGGGGCCTAGAGTCCTAGATATAGACAAGGATAGAAAGACACCTTATGCCGCTAATCAAGTAATAGATTTAGCAGGTCGTGGCAATGTTTTGCAGAAGACTGATGAAACTGATATAATTAAAGTAGAAGGTAACATTGACTACAAGCTAGATGATGTGGGTCGAGGAGTGTTACAGATACACATCATGGGTATCAAGGAAGAAGAAGTCGAGGAGTTAAAGAAGGTATCCTCTGAGGCAGCCGCTAACAGACACAACATCAAAAAACTTAAGATGTTGCTTAAAGGAGCCATTGGAGAACATGGCGCACATCTTGATATGAGGCTAGTACGAAAGGGTGACAAGTACTTTGAAGGTGGAGAGATAATGTTAGGCAACCTCTCAGGGCTTGATAAGCTTGATAAGCTTGAGGAAGGTGGCAAGCTTAGATGGGGCTTTAAGACTCCGCATGCTGAGGAGATGGAAGCTGAAACAATACGAGGCCCGGTATCTTGGATGGAGGCTGGCAAGCGTAGTATTGAGATATTTGAACCAGGCTCGGCAGGGGCCTTTTCTAAGACTTATGGAGCTATGATCATACTTGACACTTTTAGCTGGAAGCTTATACAGGCCGATAGACATGCGAAGAAGCTAGACATATCAGACTCTAAGTTGTTGAAGCCTGGAATATATCTGATTGCCTATGTGCCTGTCATGGGGGGCACTAGAGTTTGGATGATCTCAAAGTTGAAAGAAATAGAGAGGTCCATGACAATTATTCCAGTAACCAAAAGCCAGCCGGAGCATATTGTTTATGGTATAGTCTATGAGCCAGACGAGACTGATAGTCAGGGTGACGTTGCTAACGAGGCAGAAATCAGAGAAGCCTGCTATTATTTTATGGAGCATACTCAAGTATTCAAAGTGAATCATAAGGGCAATCCTATTGATGTAACCATACTTGAAAATTATATTGCTCCTGATGATTTAGTAGTAGAAGGCCGACCAATTAAGAAAGGTTCCTGGGTGCTATCTATCAGAGTAAATGACGAAGGAGCTTGGAATAAAATTGTACTGGGAGAGTTACAGGGTTATAGTATGGCTGGACATGCTCTAGCTCAAGAATTGGAGTAGCAGATTATGAAATCAAAAAGAAAACTATTTGATATAGAGCTGGCTGAAGTCTCTTTGGTAGGTAAGCCTGCAAACATGAAGAACTTTCTATTTTTCAAACAGGGAAAGCCAGCTCTGGTTGTAATAGAGAGTAACGGCTCTTCTGAGGGTACAAAGATCCTAGTAAATGGTGAGCCTGTTAAAGATCTTGATAACTTCTCATTTTCATATTACAAACCTAGTGAAACGACACCGTGCTCGGGCTCCGGCATATCTTGTTCGTACTCAGTAGTCGTCGACACAGAAGACGGCTTTAAGCAAACTGTAACTTATTGGCTAAGTAAAGGAGATGTCATAATGGACAAAGAACTAGTCGAATTATTGAAGGCCTATTTTGGCGGTGCGTCTTATACGTTCGATAAGGCTAAGCTTTCTGACAAGGCGGTAGAGACTATTAAGAAAGCATTAGCCATGATTAACAAGTATAAGGACGAGTTTCCTGACGAGTTGAAAAGCGCTGTCGGAGTTCTCGCTGAATATGCTACCGCTTATGGCTACCCAGAAAAGGATGATGACGTTGCTAAGGCTGCCAAGGAGGCCGAGGCTGCTAAGTTAGCCAAAGCTACCAAGGAGGCTCAAGGTGCCAAGGATTCTGAGCTGGTAAAGTCAATTAAGGAGCTCAAGGATGAAATAACTAAGGGAGTGGATGCAACTAAGAAGACTGGTGAGGAATTAGAAACTCTGAAGAAAAGACTCGAGGTGGTTGAGAGGGCTGCTCCCATGAGAAAGGGAATTGAAGGCCAGGATAACAATAATGATAGTGATAAGGACAAGGATCAAGTCGAGGACAAGTTCCCGAGTATCAAGATATAGCCGGAGGCAGTTAGTATCAACATACATAGAAATTAGGAGACAAAAAAACATGAAAACAAACAAACATCTTTTGTCTAGGGCGGAGCAGATTGAGAAAATGATTGCTATGCCTACAATCATTCTCACTGCTCAAGAGGCAGACGTATTTCTTGATTACATGGTAGATGAGTCCATCCTGAAGAACAATGCTCGTATTGTAAGAATGGAGAAGGAGTCCAAGAACATACGAGCGATTGGGTTTGGCTCTGGTCGGTTCCTTAAGCCTGCGACTACCTTCTCATCTGCAGATTACAAGAAGGTTTGGACTGACAACAAAATCAGTTTAGTAACTGAGAAAGTTCGGGGCTGTGTGCCTGTATTCGACGATGACCTGGAGGATGGCATTGAGGCTGCGGCCTTTAAGGACCACCTCCTAAAAATGGTTGCAGCTAAAATTGCCAATGAGGTGGACGAGGCTGCATTCATATCTGACACAGCTGGAGTGGGCGGTTTTGCAAATACGGACATACGCTCGTTGTGGGACGGCTGGCGTTACCAGATTATGCATAGTGGCGTAGGCCAGTCTTATCGTAACATCGTAACTGGCGGAGCTCATTTGCTCAGCGCTGCGGCTGGTGGCGACTTCAGCTTGGCCGGCAAAATTGCCGAGCAAGATGCTCTTGCTCCATACAACTGGGAGTTCAAGTTCACAAAAGCTTTACAAGTCCTGCCTTCAAAATACAAAAAGGTTGGGATGGCGAACTTAAGATTCTGGTGCTCGGATCAAGTTGTGATGAATTACATCAATGCCCTGGCTTCGAGGTCTACTATACTCGGCGACAGCGCGGTCCTAGGTAAGGCTGACCCTCAGTACGGCAATGTGCCTATCGTAAGCTGCCCCTTAATGCCCACTACTCTGGATGTAAACGGCAAACTTGATGCTGGCAGTTATACTGACTGCATACTTACTCCAGCCGAAAACTTCATCCTGGGTGTTCAGCGAGAGCTGACAATTGAATCGCAGCGTGAGGCGGCAGATGAGGCAACTTACTGGTTCTACAGCATGAGGCTTTGTTTTGCAATTGAGAATGTGGATGCCATTGTAATCATCCACAAGCTAGTTACTGGCTAGTAGAGCCAAGTCAATCGGGAGGTATTAGATGGCTAAGAAGAAAGACAACAGCAAAGTATTGTATGAGATAGCAAACTTCGGTCCTTCAAGGACAATACCTTTTAAGGGTAAGTACTATACGCTTAATAGGTCGGGTGTTATAAGAACAGAGGACGAGGAATTTGCTACCTACTTGGCCAGTATGGCTAAGCAGTTTTTAGTGAAGGTTACTAAAGTTGAATTAAAGAAAAAGGAGAATCAACTATGACCTTGTCAAAAAATCTTGCTGAACAAGACACAGACATAAATCAGGCCATTATGAGGGTATTACAGCAAGCCTTCAAGTATGGTATTGAAAATGACCTGATCTTTGGTGCAATGCTTGAGGCCGGCTCCGAGCAGGGGCTGTTTGAATTGAGTACTCTCCAAAACTATGTGTTCGGTACCAGACGTGTAACTCCTGATGGACGTGAGTTCAGGTACTCAAAAGCTGGTGCAGACATTACAGAAGATCAAGTTGACTACAGTCTCTACTATGCTGCTGGTCCTCGAAACAAGTGGTATGAGCATCCCTCTCAGATACAGGTTGCAGGGGATACGACTATCCTTCTTCCGTTCGATGAGGCAGATACTGTTATACCGGCAGCAAGCACGACCGTAGCTGTAGATGAGCTGGTTGGCGGGTACATTGTTATCTACAAGAACGGCAAGGCTAACCAGTGTGTTCGGCGAATAATCGCCAACACAGCAGACTCTGGTGTAGCTCACAACGTGACGATAACCCTTGAGGCCCCACTACCTTATGACCTTGCCCTTGCGGATGGTGTTGAGCTCATATCAAATCCTTGGAAGAATGTTAGACCATCTTTCGCTGCCCCAAGTGCGAATATCTCCATGGCTGGAAAGGCTACACAGGTAACTGGAGCAGGCAAATGTTTTTGGATGCAGACCAAGGGTGTTGACAGAGTTTCACAGAATGGAACACCTGCTGATTATGAAAGAAGTGCCTATTGGCTGCCCAATGGCAGCACCGAACAACGCGATAAGGCAGGGGTTACTTCCCTTGATCAGCGTGCGGGTACTCTCATTATTCCGGGTACGGCCCAGTCAGCGTTTGTTATGCTGGATCTACCATAGGTTGAGAACTAATTCAGGAGTCAGTCATGAAGGCTAGAGAAGTCAAATTAGACGTAAGAGATAGGTTAAACTTGCTTGGCATACTGCCGGGTGAAGGGAACTATCTTACAGTGAAGCTCGTAAAAGAGCTTCAAGAAGCTTTAAGCTTTAACCCTTCCGAGCATGAGTTGCTGAAGTTCGTTGAGCTGCCTAATAGGTTAGTAACCTGGGATCAGAAGGGAGCAGAAGTTGTAAGCTTAAAGTCGATAGTATTGAGTGAGCCTACCGAGGCTATTGTCATTGAGACCTTGAAGGGACTCGACAGTAGAAAACAACTCAAGGAAGCTCTTATCAGTCTTTACGAGCTTTTCGTTCTCAACAAAGAAAAGCAGGAGACCAAGTAACATGGTTAGTAAAAGTAGCAGGCAGAAGAAACGTTGTACTAAGTGCAGACAACTTCTGCCTGCTACTTCTTTTTTGGAGTATCTTAGATGACAGCTATAGGTCATTATATAGTTGAGAGTGACATAGATAACTGGGGAGTTGCAGTGTCCGCTACCTGTAATTTTAATCCATCGGATGTAAATCTGGCCGACAATAAAATTACAGTGTCCGTAGTTATTGCCACAGGTTCTGTTATTATCTTTACATCCACAGGGATGATGCCTACCCCGTTAATATATGAGCAGATCTATTATGCAATTAAAGTAGATGCTACTCATATCAAGGTTGCAACGAATCCTGTAAATGCAGCTGCTGGTACTGCAGTTGATTTAACTAGTCAAGGTTCCGGTGTTCACACAGTCGATGTAGGAGAAGGCTCAAGCACAGTTGAGAGACAAGCAGTAATAGATAGAGCCGAGCAACTCATTGAATCTATTACAGACGATTACTTCTATAATAAACCATTTGTTGCTACACTAGATGGTAACGACAAAGATAGAATACTTGTGGGATTGTCGAGTGATGTACTCAGTGTTTCAAAAGTTGAGATATTTGGAGTAGAGCTGCCTACTGACTATTGGACCTTTGATAATCAGTTCGTTTATCTTGACCCGGAAGCAGCAGTTGCTGATGAGCTGGCCGAGCTACATCTTAGAATGAAGTATCAGCAAAATCTATTTCCTGAGGGTGTTGGTAACATCAAGATCACTGGCATATGTGGCTGGACTACTTGTCCTCCAGCTGTTAAAAAAACTACAGTAGTATTGTGCAAAGCAGAAAATGATCCAACCCTATATCAAAGATACGGTCACTTCGACTCTGAACGAGTTGGGGATTACTCCTACTCAAAAAGTCATAAATACTTAACAGGTGTTGTAGAAGCTGATAGACTTCTTACACCCTATCTTAGGTCCAGACCTATGCTTGGAGCTATATGAAATGAGGTTACTCTACAACAAGAAGGTCAAGATAATTAGAATCACTAGCATTTCTGATGATGGCATAGGTGGTAAGACTGGAGTTGAGAGTGTACACCTCAGTAACGTGGCTTGTTACATTAGACCAGTTACTGGTACGGAACGAGAGACATTTAAGAAGGAGGGCTACGTTAGAAGCTTTGTTATGTATTGCAATGTGATTGATCTCAAGGTCAAGGATCTAATTGTTGATAACGGGAATAAATATGAGATACTTGATGTAGTAAATACTCGTAACGAGTTTCTCATTGTTGACCTTAGCTTAGTCTCATAACTAGTAGTGTGAGGGATTCATGAGCTAGAGCCCGTTTGGCCAATAGCGACTTAACTAGAGGCCTAGATTTTAATACTATGGCACGAATTAAAGACAATACAAACGAGTTACTAAAGCACATATTAGATACTCTGAAAGAAAAACTTACAAGTGCGGCTCTAGTAGTAGAACGTAGGGCCAAACAGTTTTGCCCAAGAAGAACTGGAACCCTTGTAAGAAGCATAACCCATGAGATTAAAGACAAGAGCGCTTTTATTGGCTCAAATGTTGAGTATGCTCCAATTGTAGAGCTTGGGTCGAGGCCTCATATAATAAGACCAAATGTTGCTGGAGCATTGTATTGGAAGGGGGCCGAGCACCCTGTAAAGATAGTTCATCATCCGGGAACAAGACCGAAGCCCTATCTTCGACCTGCTCTTGAGTCTAGTATACCGGACATTAAAAAGATATTTGGTGCAAAGTGAAAGAGCTAGCTAAAGCAATTTGTGAACGATTTGTCAGTGACCCAATGTCAGCTAGTTTTACTGGGGGCATACATAATACAGTTGCGCCAGATAGTGCTGTGTTTCCGTACTTAGTATTCACTCTAATCTCTAACACTCAGGATATTACCTTCACCGAGAAGTTTGAGGAATACTTGGTACAATTTGATATCTATAGTGATGAGATATCTCCCTTGGAAGCCTGTAATCTCTATCTCTTGTTGAAAGGCGATCCTGATCTTAATCAAGGATTTGATTTTGCTCAGTTTACTGTTGATGGTTATGTGTTATTATCTTGTACCCGGGAATCCTCTTCTTTGCCAAGATGGGAGGTAGAAGGCAAACGAGTTTGGAATTATACAGTTACGTACAGAATTTTGTTAGAAAAAAATTAGTAAGGAGATATCACAATGGCTCATGTTGGTTACAAAGGCAAAGTTCAAAAGAGTGGCACCGTGATTGCTGGTATTGCGTCATGGACCTACTCTGGCACTATTCGTGCAATGGAAGATGACTCGGAGTTTGGTGATGAGCATAAGACATTCGTTGGTATGCAGCTTGAGGGAGGCGAGATCACTATTGTTGGTCAATGTTTGCTGGATGAGGATGCTGGACAACAATTGCTAAGGACTGCTATTCTTGGCGATCAACAGTGGACAGATCTAAGGTTGTACATCGACAAGGTTGGTGTAAAGTACTATGAGCCCGACCCAACTACTGACCCAGCAAGCTACGTATCAGTCACAAAATTTGATGATCTGGGCCACAACAAGGCTGGCATCATGTCCTTCACTGCAACCTTCAAAGTAAGTGGCATTATGAGATGCAACGTCACCACCACTCAGCCTGGCGTAGACACAGTTGGAAGTATTGATATTGAGGCTACTACAGCAACACTCATAGGTGAGCTGACTGGTATGGGCGGAGTCGGCTCGTTTGACTGCTACTTTGAGTACGGCCTTACTACATCATATGGGACTGATACGAAAGCAAATAAGACCGTGTTAACTGCTGTAGGCTTGTTTGACAACTATCTTACCGGCCTGACAACCGCAAAATTGTACCATTATCGTGCAGTAATTGAGAAAGCTGATACAACCAAGTATTATGGTAAGGACAAGACATTCACCACATTATAATGAGCTGTGACTTGGGGAGGCAGCGTCTAATACTTCTCTGCCTCCCTGAGTCTTAAAAATGAGGAGTATTAAGATGGTAGACTTCAGCACAAAAAATGAAGGTACATGGTTTTACTTTGACGAGAGTAACCAGGAACTTGGAGGAGTGTGTCTAAGAGAGTTGTCGTTTGAAGAAGCCAAGAGAATTGACCAAATAACAACAAAAGTGAAAAGGAGATTTGAGGCCGGGAAATGGGTTGAGGAGAAAAAGACCGATGAGGACAAGTCTCAGGAGCTGACCTTCGCCTATTGTATTGTTGACTGGAAGAATATCAGCCTGGATGGCCACTCCCTTGAGTGCAACATTGGTAACAAGGTCAAGGCAATGAAGTCTCTTGACTTTACTAAATTCATTCTGGATTGTCTTGGTCAGCTAAGAAACCAGAACTCTGCTATTGACGGGGCTCGACTAAAAAACTCAGAGAGTATATCGAATGGCAGCTCTCAAAGCCAGATTGTAACGACTGCGCTCGACTCTATGGAGAACGCGACGAAGACACCCCCTGTGAACAATGTAGAGTAGAATTATCAGAAGATAATGTTAATACAATGGATGTGTACAACATTGTACGAAGTCAGCTGATAATAGGGCCTATGGGTGACATAGTGGGTTTGAACTACTCAGCTATAATAGGGACTCTGGAATTGCTTGAAGTCAAGAACAAGAGGAATTTGTTCTTTGCTGTAATTGAATGCTTTTACATAGAGCAAGAATTACTAAGTAGAGGCAAGCAATGAACTTCTTAACGGCAACAGTCGAAATTACAGTAGACGACCAGCCAGTGAAAGTTAAGCTTTCGGAAATCAAGAAGGCTTTTGGACAGACTGTAGGGGATTCGGAAAATCTGTCCAAGCGGCTTGGTAATACTTTCATTGCTTCTGTTGCCAAGATGGCTGCAGCTTACTTAAGTTTCACAACTATGGTAAGAACCACTAAGTGGGGTATACAACAAGCCATGCAAGCTGAAGATGCAATGTTTGCCTTAACAGCCGCCCTAAAAGCTACTGGTGATTATAGTAAAGAAACAATGACAAAGCTTAGAGAATTTGCCTCAACAATACAAGAGGTTACTACTCACTCTGAGACAGAAGTTCTTACAATAATGCAAACTGCAAAAACTCTAGGAGTACAATCTAATCAGCTTCGATTAGCTACCCAGTGTACTATAGCTTTATCGGATGCAATTGGGCTTGGCACTGAGTCAACGGCGAGATATGTAGCTATGGCTCTTGAGGGTGAGTCTACAATGCTTCGTCGGTATATTCCTGCCTTACGTCATGCCAGAGATGAAACGGAGACTCTGCAGATTTTAACTGAGTTTTGTTCTCGTGCATTCGATATATCGAGAGCTAAGGCTGAGACAACGTCAGGTGCTTTGAAGCAAATGAGAAATGCATTGAATAACGTGGGCGAGGCAATTGGTTTAGCCATACTTCCAATGTTAAAATCTGCTGCTGAGAGCATAAGAGATTGGGCAACAAAGAACAGAGAAATTATTGCATACTGGGCTCAAGTAGTTATGACCTATGTTACTTTTGCAAAGGATGTGTTTGTAGATTTTGTTAAGTATCTACAGACTGATTGGCAGGCGGGATTAAAAGTTGGCTCTGACATTGCTGTTGCGATCTTTAAGGGTATGGGGGAGAGTCTAGTGATACTCTTCACTGATGTTACTACAAGAATACTTAATCTGTTTTCTACGTTAGCAGTAGAAGCAGTATTAAAGCTTAATATACCACTTCGGGTAGCGATAAAAATACTAGCTATTGGCAAGCCTGCTGGCTTTGAGGCAGCAATGACAAGAGGGATGGCTGAGGCAATACCAGCTCCTAGATTAGCAGTACCCGAGACAGGTGCCTTACTTGTAGGAGTAGCAAGAAAAACGACTGAAGAGGTTAAAGGCATTGTAGAGAAATCAAATCTGGACATTGCTGGTAGTGCCAATACTCTTAACAATAAACTGCTACAATTAGAGAAATACAAAGCTGAAGGTTTTGGTAGTATGGAGCAAGACTCGGCTG